AGGAGAAGTGACGTGGCCCTGTACGGTAACATGCCTGACGGGTGGAAGGTGCTGAACGTGTCACTCGGAGGGGAGCCCTCGTGGGTTAAGACGTTTGAAGTGGTTGTCGAGGGCACCCCGACCAAGCTGCGCCGGCGGGTAATCGTCGCGATGAACCCGTTCTCGGATAAGTGGTTCTGGCAGACTACCGGGACCCCGAGAGACGAGGGGGTGGGGGACGAGCAGCAGTATGACGACCCCGTAGTGTGCGCCGTGGTGTGTGAGATGCAGCTCGGCGGGCAGAGTACGTACAAACCGAAGGAAAGGAAGCCGATATGGGACTCAGAGCTTGGTTGTTGGGCGTAGTTTTGGTAGCTACCAATCACGGGGTAGCGAGTACGCTGGTGCGGCTGGACAAACAGGACCAGCACATGTCCAGGGTAGTCGTCATCAGTACCGACGCAGGGGCTAGCTACAAGCCTGTGTGGGCGGGCGTAAAAGAGGGCGTCATAGACCACCCCGGTGCGCAGTACAACTTCTTCTGCGCGCAGGTTACCCGCCCTAGCAGGTACAAGGAAGTCGGGGTGTTCACGGTGGTGCCGGCTAGCCCTCGGATTACCGCGATGCTGTCCAGGGTGCACGACCTGGGGCAGGTTAACGCGGACGCCGCTGCTGGTATGCAACTGGCGGTGTGGGAATTGGAAGAGGACGACGAGGTGGACCTGTTCGGGGGTAACTTCCGTGCCCGACCGACGATAGTGGTCAAGTGGTGGGCGGACATGTTCCTGCGGGAGGCCGAGAAGCCCGCCTTGTCAGGGAGCGAGGTGTATGTGGTCGCGCACCCGACGTACCAGAGCATGGTGGTGATGAACTACGTACCGGCGGTGCCACCAATACCCGGGGGCGCACCCAACGGTGCGCCTGGGCTGTCCTACCTACCGTGGGGCGGGAGGGCGAACGAGGTGCCCGTAGGGGGCACGCTGTACCTTGTCGCGGCGGGGCTGGCCGCTATGTGGGGGGTGCTATGCCGACGGTAGACGGGGTAGACCTGCCCCCTGGGTGGGACGTGCTCCGGTTTGGGAGCCGGGTAGGGTGCATGTCGGACTGGTTCGCGGCGGAGCCAGTGGTAGGCGGGTACGTACTGATCCCAGTTCGGAAGGGGATCATACACCGGCGCGAGTGTGACGGCCTCGTGTACCCCACAATTATGGCCGCGATCATGGCGGCAGAACTGCAGAAAGGAGACGCTAGTGAATAAGGAGTTGTACAACGTGTACATGGAGCGGAGGAAGGCTGGGTACTCCTCGAAGGAGGCAGTACCCTCAGCGCGGTACCGGCTGACCGAGCGGGCGAAGGTAGCCCTGCGCGGGTGGGACTTCGACGCGGAGTTGGTGCTTAGCAGAACCCGGGAGAGCCTAGCCTGGGCGAGCGCGAACAACCACTACGGGTACACCGTCGCCGTGTTCAGCGCGCTGGACTACGACAGTGCGCAGCTCGAAGGGGTTTGTAGTACGACGCGTAAGGGCTACGCCCGCCTGGACGTACAGCCCGGGCAGCGGGTTGTGTCCCACGAGGATGGCAAGTACGTTCTCGGTGACGTGGTCGTCCAGCTGGAGGACCACGGGCCGGGCACTGCGTACTACCGCAAGAAGGGCATGGCCAAACAACCGGCAATCGAGCGGTGCGTAGAGGACCAGCTACGCACGCTGGACTGGGTAGAGAAGTACCGTAACGGGGACGTCTACTACGTCGGCCTGGAGGTGCGCATCTACGAGGCCGGGGCCGATACGACGGGCGACGACTACCTCGCAGAAGAGTCGTTGTGGGGAGTAGAAGCAACGCCCGAGCGCGTGGGCGAGGCACTAAACGAGCTGTTCGACGAAGCACTGAATAGCTTGACTAGCTAAAGTAGTAGGTATATAATAGCACTTCAACTTGTTAAAGGAGAAAGTAATGAAAAACATACACTCATCGGCGATGCTCGCCAACCTTCGCATCTCACAGTGGACCGCGAGGAAGATCGACAAGCGCGTAGCGGACGAGGTGGCCGTGGCGCACAAGGTGAAGTCCACCGTCGGCGCGTACTACAAGTCGGTGCTGCCGACCACCGACGCCAACGGGGAAAAGACCGCGATCGAGAAACTCAAGTCGCTGGTCGGGTTGATCCGCACGTACCACTACCGCATGACGCTGCCGTGGCTGGACAACGGGGCAAGGGTTCTGTCCTCGCTCGCGTACATGGAGTACATGCAGCAGATGCAGGTGTTCCGTTTGCAGTTCGAGGACGTGGTAACGTCCTTCGTGTACGACTACCCCTACGAGCGGGAAGAAGCGAAGCTGCGGTTGGGCACCCTGTTCAACGAGGACGACTACCCGCCGGTGGACCGGGTTGCCAACAGGTTCGCGTTCGCGCTGGACATTCTCCCGATACCAACGGGGGCGGACTTCCGGTGTGACATCGGCGAGGAAGAGGCGGAGTTGGTGCGCAAGGAGATTGAAACCAGTACCCTCGCCACCGTGCAGGCGTCGATAGCGGACGTGTACAAGCGGGTGGCCGCCGTCGTCGGGGCCTTCGACGAGAAGTTGAAGTTCGAGGACACACGGTTCGAGAAGTCGTTGATCACGAACGCCGAAGCGTTGGCGGACTTGCTGCCGAAGCTCAACTTCACGGGGGACCCGCTGCTCGCCAGTATCGGCGAGGACCTGAAAGCGAAGCTGTGCGCGCACACCGCGGACGAGCTGCGCAACGACATGACTGCACGCCGCAAGACACACGCGGCTGCGTTGGACATCAACAAGGACTTGGCTGCCTTTTTTGGTAGCTACCAATCGGGGAACGGATCATGAGCGCACCATACGACGGCGACACGGCAACCGAAATACGGGACCGCGTGCGCCGGGTTGAAATGAAGCTGACCAACTTCATCAAGGCCCTCGGGTTCGCTCCCTCCGAGCGGGCGAACGTGGTTGTAGAGCACAACGTGGGGGTTACTGCGGAGGGGGCGCTGGTAGCCAGCAGTGCGGCGGTGCCGATCGGTAACCTGTTCCTCGCCGCGCAAGTGCACAACCTGCGAGGTAGCGTGCCGGTGTACGTCGGTGACCGGCACTTCGGCTACATGATGACGACGCGGGAGTGACCCCGCGTACTTTTAGGAGATTAGAGCACGAGAGAAGAGAAGGCACCGCCGTCCCTCGACGGGGATCGGTACTTCGGCCTCCCTAAAGCGGAGAACTCGTACGGTAACTACGCGTCGTTGTACTCCGTACTGTCCAGGGCGTACCAGCAAGCGTCCAATGGCAAGGGCAACGAGCGGCACGGGCAGGCGCTGCCTTTCGAGCGCCAACCGATGCAGTCCATCAGTGGGCTGCTCGGTACGCACGGAGGGCTGCTGTACCAAGCAGTGAAGAAGGTTCAGGAGAGCCAGCGCCTGCCGCACGACGCGGCGGTGTTCGAGCTCCTCGGGGCTATCAACTACCTCGCAGGCGCAGTGATATATCTGGAGCAGAACAAGGGCGAGTAGCCTACCCCCGCCGGACCGCGCGACCCGGCGGGAAACAAGCGCGAACACAAGGAGCAACAACATGGATAGCAACGAGCAAAGCGGTACCCAACCAGACCTGTTTGACGCGGGTACGGGGGAGGCACAAGTGGTAGGCGCGGACGGAATCGAGGACGGGCAGACGATCCAGGTGATCGACGGCCCGCAGTCCGAAGCAGACCGCGAGAACGCGATCGCCACGTCGATGGCGGACGCGAAGAAGTTGATCGACGAGTCCGGGGCGAACGGGTTCCTGCTCGTCGCACTGAACGGTGACGACACCGCTAACTCCCTGCTCGCCGGGGACTACGCGACTATCGTCCACGCTACGCACACCGCCGTGTGCGCCCTCGGCGGGGTAACCAAGGAGATGCAAAGCAAGCACCCGGCAGGCACCAACGCAGCGGCAAGCGCGGACGACTTCACCGCCGGCGCCAGTATCTTGGCCATGCACCACGCCATGCTGCGCAAGATGGTCGGTGAACAGGCGGCTAGCGACGCCGCGGACGCTGCCCTGGCGGCAGCAGCAACCAAGCAGTAACCACCCACAAGGAGTAACATCATGGAACGCGTTAAACAAGCAGCACCGGAAACAAATCAGAGCGGCCCCCGTGTCGTGTTCGTCGGCGACGGGCAGGTACCGCAGGCGATCAGGGACCTGTTCCCCGGTACCGAGTTCGTCCGCCCGTCCGACATGAAGGAAAGGATCAGGGCAGCGACCGACTCCAGGAAAGTCGCGGCTACGATGTTGGCCGCTATCCTCGCCGCTATCCTCGCCAGAAGGGAATCGGAGCCCGAGCCAACGCCCGAGCCCGCCCACACCCGGCGCAGTACGGACGACCCACTGCTCGACGGCATCAAGCCCCTGGCCTTCGCCGAGCTCGACAAAATCGCCGGGGAGCACGGCCTCTCGTTTAGCGACGAGGAGCGGGAGGCGCTGTTCGCCTTGTCGAAGGCGTTCGACCCGGAGGTCGCGAAGGCGGCGGCCCTTCTCACGTGCAGGAAGTTCGTCAAGGAGACGCAGCAATGACCGATACGATCACAGCAGTCCGCGCCCCGCTGTCCATCCCGCTCGACGACGTCATGGTCGACCTTGAAACCCTCGGCACTCGCGCGGGGTGCGTGGTGGTGTCCATCGGGGCAGTGAAGTTCAGCCCCACCACGGGGTTCGTCGATGTCGACAACGCGTTCTACGAGGTGGTCGACATCGAGTACTCCATGCGCGCCGGGTTGGTAGCGGAAGCGGACACCCTCAAGTGGTGGATGGCCCAGTCGGACGAAGCCCGGGCGGTGTTCAGCTCCCCGGACGCCGTGTCCCTGCCGGCGGCGCTCGTCCGGTTCGCCGAGTGGGTGTCCGACGAGGGTGACTACGGCGACGTGAAGATGTGGGGCAACGGGGCAGGGTTCGACAACCCGATCCTGTCCGCGGCGTTCGCGGCGGGCGGCATCAAGCAACCGTGGTACCACTGGAACGACCGCTGCTACCGCACGAAGATCGTCGACTACAAGCACATCCCGTTCGTGCGGGAGGGCGTCCACCACAACGCGAAGGACGACGCCGTGACCCAGGCGAAGCACCTGTGCAAGGTGCTGGCGGAGGAGCGGCGGGTTCGACAGCTCTCCAAGCTGGTGGCGCACGGATGCTCCGCCTCCGAGGGCAAGGTCCCACCTCCGGTGGAGTATATCAAGGCCGCTAAGGAGTAACCGAGTAACTTGGCACCCGTCCCCCGCTACGGCGGGGGGCTACAACACGAGGAGAAAACGATGAAGCTGATACAGGTACAGGATTGGCAGCCGGCGTACGCCGCGCTGCTCTCGGCGGGCCTGCGGCAGCAGGACGTGGCGGAGCTGGCGGGGGTAACCCGGGCCGTTATCGGCAGGGTAGCGGCGGGCACGTACGCCAGTGACCACTCCCCGAAGTTCAACGGGGGTATGCGGGTGCTGGCGAAACTGCGCGCGCTACAAGTCGAGGGGACGCTGACGGACTTCTCGTTCCGCTCGCTGCAGGGGGGCGCACCAAGTGAGTAACAAGGTGCAGCTGGTAACGATCGACTTCGAGACGTACTACGGAGACGGGTACACGCTGTCGACCATGCCGAGCGAGGAGTACATCCGGGACCCGAGGTTCGAGATTATCGGCGTCGGCGTGCAGCCCCCGGGACGCACGCCGACGTGGACCTCTGCCCCGATGGCCGCCCTGCGCGAGAAGTTCCAACGGGTAGACTGGAGCCGCACCATCGTGCTCGGCCACAACATGGCAGAGTTCGACTCCCTTATCCTGACCCACCACCTCGGTGTGCGCCCGCTCGGGTACATGTGCACCCTCGCTATGGCCAGGGCGCTGCACGGGGGGAAGGTATCCAAGTCCCTCGGCGCGTTGGCTGAGTTGTATGGCCTCCGCAAGAAGGGCACCGAGGTGGTGGCGGCGAGGAACAAGCGAAGGGCGGACTTCACCCCTGCGGAGCTGGCCGCGTACGGGGAGTACTGCATCGGGGACTGCGAGATAGCCACCGACCTGTACCACCTGCTAAAGGCGCGGCTACCCGCACAGGAGCAGCGGTACATCAGCCTGTTCACCAGGATGTTCGCCGAGCCGCGGCTCGTATTGGACGTCGACGTGTTGACCGAGTACCAGCAGGAGCTCGCCGCGAAGAAGGTAGCCCTGCTACTACGGTGTGGGCTGGAGCAGAAGGAGCTGCGCAGCGACGCCAAGTTCGCCGCCGTGCTGGAGGGCCTTGGCGTAGACCCACCGAGGAAGGTTAGCAAGAAGACCGGGCGGGAGGCGTATGCCTTCGCCAAGACCGACGAGGGTATGACCGCACTGTTGGAGCACGACGACCCCGACGTGCAGGCTGCAGCGGCGGCCAGGGTGGGGGTGAAGACAACGATCGGGGAGTCCAGGGTAGCCCGGTTCATAGGCATCGCTGGCAGGGGGGCGCTGCCCGTGCCGCTGGTGTACGGCAAGACGCACACGCACCGGGTGGCCGGTGGCGGCAAGATCAACATGCAGAACATGGGGCGGGGGTCGCCGCTGCGGAGGGCGGTCAAGGCCCCGCCGGGCAAGATGGTAGTGGTTGTCGATTCGTCGAACATCGAGTTGCGGGTGTGCCACTGCCTGTCCGGGCAGATGGACACGGTAGAGAAGCTGCGTCGCGGCGTCGACCTGTACTGTGACTTCGCGTCGGTGCTGTACGGGTACGAGGTCAACAAGAAAGAGCACCCGAGCGAGCGACAGCACGGTAAGGTGTCCATGCTGCAGCTCCAGTACCAGTCGGGGGCGAAGGCGTTCAAGAACTCTGCCCGGGTACTGGGCGGGCTGACGCTCGACATGGACACGTGCCAGACGACGGTGGACCTGTTCAGGAGCAGGTTCGACATGGTCAAGGCGTTCTGGGCGCGGTGCCAACGCGCCCTGGCTGGCATGTACCACGGGAAGGACGCGTACATAGACCAGTGGGGGCTGTGCCGGACAGACGGGAGCAGCATCATGCTCCCCAACGGGATGGCCCTGCAGTACTTCGACCTCCGGAAGGAAGAGTCTGAGGAGTACGGTTCGCAGTGGGTGTACGACGACAAGGAGACGCGTCGCCCGAAGAAAACCTACGGCGGGGCGGTAACGGAGAACCTGTGCCAAGCCTTGGCGAGGAACGTGGTGTTCGAGCACATGCTGATCCTCGAACGGAAGTACGGGCGCCCCGGAAGCGGGGTAGTCCACAGCGCGCACGACGAGACGGTGCTACTCGTCGACGAGGACAAAGCCGAAGAGTGCTTGGCCTTCGCCGTGGCGCTCATGCACGAGTCCCCATCGTGGTGGCCGGAGTTGCCGGTGGCTGCGGAGGGGGGAATATCAACCAGCTACGGAGGTGCGAAGTGACGGTAGTGAACGTCGAAGAGGTGCTAACCCAGGAGGAGCTCGCCGAGTTCAGGAAGTTCATCGACAAGGGGGTAAAGCTAGCGGAGGTGCTGGGCCAACTGGAGCGCGCCGAGCGGCTGCGCAGACTGTACAACATAGCGAAGGAGCAGACATGTCAGGTACACCCGGCGAAATAATGCCGCAAAGCCACTCTTCACTGTCCCTGTTCAACACGTGCCCCAGGCAATACGAGGCCCGGTACATAACGCGGGAGGTGAAGTTCAAGCAGGGCCCAGAAGCGGCGTGGGGGGACGAGGTGCACAAAGCCCTGGAGGTCCACGTGCGCGATGGGGTCCCGCTGCCCGGCAACATGGTGCAGTACTCGACGATAGCCACGGCGGTGATGCGCAGGCCAGGGGAGAAGCTGCTCGAAGCGCAGTTCGCTATCACCCGGTTCGGTGCGCCGTGCGAGTACTTCGCAGACGAGGCGTGGTTACGGGGGAAGATCGACGTCGTCATCATCAACGGCGCTCGCGCGTACGTGGTCGACTACAAGACGGGGAAGATCAAGCCCGACGTCGCGCAGCTGCGGCGGTACGCGATCATGGTCATGGCCAAGTACCCCGAGGTGGACCGGGTGTACTGTGGGTTCGCTTGGTTACAAGCAGGGGTGCTGTCCGCGCCGACGATCTACACCCGTGACAGGTTATCGGAGATGCTCAACGTCGAGCAGCTTATCCGCGGGCAGCTTGAGTCTGCGTACGAGAACGGGAAGTTCGAGTGCCGCCCGTCCGGGTTGTGCAACGGGTGGTGTGACGTGGTCAAGTGCCAGTTCTGGAAACCGAAGAGGAGTGAGTGATGGGAAGGGAGGAGAGAGTGGCGGAGGTAGTAGCCGCGAGTCTGATCCAGCCGGGGCTTGTGGAGGACCTCGTTGTCAACCTGTGCTACTACGAGTGGAAAGCACTGCGTAACGGCGGGGACGTTGCGTTCGGCGACATGGTGGTGCAGGCGGTGGACGCGGTACTAGACGAGTACGACCTGCAGGACGTAATGAATCACCGGCGCATTTGCGGGAGGGTCGCCGTTTCCGTTGGAATAAGTAACATCTACGAGAAGGACGCAGACCGCCGTGGCTAAGACACCAGAGGGGAAAGTGAAGGACGCTATCAAGGCGCTGTGCAAGGCCCGCGGGGCGTACTACGCCATGCCGGTGATGGTGGGGATGGCGAGCAACGGCACGCCGGACTTCCTGATCTGCTACAAGGGGGCGTTCATCGCCGTCGAAGCGAAGGCGGGCAAGGGCACCACCACGGCGCTGCAGAAGGTGCGCCTGCGGGAGATAGCCGCCGCCGGTGGCACCGCCCTGGTGGTCAACGAGAGCGGCATCGACGACTTGGCCGACGTGTTCGATGGGGTAGACGCCGGGTTCCGGCTGGTAGTCACCTACGAGGACGTTACGTTGGCCGGTGTTATGGAGGGTGAGTAAATGGAACGCGAAACCAAGTGCGAGGTTGTGACCGTCGAGCTTGAGTGCGACGAGTGCGGGGGGACCTTGGTGTTCGCCGGCACGGCACTCCTGTCGAACCCTCCGCAGTTCCCCCACGAATGCGACAAGTGCGGGGTCGTGCGTAACGTACTGGACCGCCCGTACCCACACACACGGGTAGTACCGACGAGGGCCGAGAAGTGATAGTTCACAAACCATCTAACACGTTAGTCATGCGGGTCCGGGACCCGAGCAAGGTGACCGACGTAATCCCCCGGGCGAGAGTAGTGCACCACGAGGGGCGGGCTCTGACCCAGGTGCACTACGGGTTGGACGAAGTGCGGGTGCTGCGCAATCTTGGCATCAACGCCCCGTCGCCCATCAAGCACAACTACAAGTGGCAGGGCAGGCTCGTTCCGTTCGACCACCAAGTGACCACCTCCGAGTTCTTCACGTTGAACCCGCGGGGGATTTGCCTGAACGGGATGGGTACTGGGAAGACGCTGTCCGCCCTGTGGTCCGCGGACTACCTCATGCGCGACAACAAGGTGAAGAAGGCAATCATCGTGTCCCCGCTGTCGACGATCGACAGCGTGTGGGCGAACGAGATTCGCACCCACTTCCTGTTCAACCGTACGTGCGCGGTGCTCCACGGTAGCCGGGAGCGGCGGCTCAAGCTGCTCGCTACCGACGTGGACTTCTACATCACCAACCACGACGGGGTGCGGGTCATCGCGGACGCCCTCGGCAACCGGCCAGACATCGACCTGTGGATCGTGGACGAGGCCGCCGCCTACCGCAACGCAACAACGGCGCGGTACAAACTGCTGAAGTCCATCATCCCACCCACCGCTTGGGTGTGGTTGATGACTGGTACCCCGTGCCCGGTAGCCCCGACGGACGCCTGGGCGCTGGCCAAGCTGATCGGCAGCCCGAAAGCCCCGAAGTACTTCTCCTCGTTCAAGAGCGAGACGATGGAGCAGGTGACCGCGTACAAGTGGGTACCGAAAATCGGGGCGTTCAACCGGGCGTACGAGATACTGCAGCCAGGTATACGGTTCAAGAAGTCCGACTGCATCGACCTGCCTCCGGTAACGTATCAACGGAGGTCGTGCGTACTTACCCCGGATCAAGCGAAGGCGTACAAGGACATGCACCACGAGCTCGTGACCACCGTCAGCGCCCGGGAGATAACCGCGGCGAACGCTGCAGTGAAGCTGTCGAAGCTACTGCAAATCTGCTGCGGGGTTATCTACGACGGCCTCGGCGGCAGCGTCCCTATCGACATGACCTCCAGGTTGAAGCTGGTCGAGGAGATTTGCGGGGAGGCTAGCGGGAAAGTGGTACTGTTTGTCCCCTTCACCCAGGCGCTGTTCACCGTTGCGGACTACCTCCGGGTGGCCGCTACCCCCACATACACCGTGGAGGTTGTGAACGGCTCGACGAGCCCTACCGAGCGCAAGCGGATATTCAGCGCGTTCCAGAACGAGGACGCCCCACGGATACTGGTGGCGCACCCGAAGACCACAGCGCACGGACTCACCCTCACCCGGGCGGACACCACGATATGGTTCGCTCCGGTATTCTCGCTGGAGATATTCGAGCAAGCGAACAACCGGATGGACCGCCCAGGGCAGAAGAACTCAATGACCGTGGCCATGATCGAGTCGACACCGATGGAGGCGGCGCTGTACTCGGCGCTCAAGGACAAGCGGCGCATACAAGACAGCGTCCTCGACCTATATAAACGCGAAGTGGGGTTGACACAGAAGTAGGTAAGAGTACAATGAGTACATACTTTCAACAAAGGAGAGCGAGGTGGGGGAAAAGTCGAAGCAAGAGCAGGTAGTAGAACGGATGCTACACATCCGCGACGCACGTGCAGCACTGAAAGCGAAGTACGAAGAGCAAGACCGGACGCTGCGCACGCAGTACGAGCGCGGGGAGGCGTGGCTGCTGAACGAGCTCCACACCGCCGGAGCGCAAGCAATGAAGTTCGCCGCGGTTGGGGCGACTATCTACGAGACGACGACCATGCGGGCCAGCATCGCCGACTGGCCAGCGTTCTCCCGTTGGGTCATCGACAACGACGAGCCCGACATGCTGCAACGCAGGGTCAGCACCACCACCCTGAAGTCCTTCATGGACCAGAACGAAAACATACCGCCCCCCGGGGTAACCACCAGCCCCGTCAGGGGCATCAACATCCGTCGCACCTAATAGGAGTATCGCTATGAGCACCAACATGACCCTTTTCCAACAGCCCGTCCCCGCCCGGTTGGCCGGACGCGACAAGGCCCTGGTGGCACAGATGAACGCAGAAGTCGCCGCAGGCACGGGCGGCGGGTCGAACATCAACCGCATCAGCCTGAAGCAGTCCCGGTTCCGCCTGATCATCGGTGGCGAAGAAGCCCGCGTGCTGCCGGACCTGCACCTCGACGTCGTTATCGTGCGGGGGAACCCGGGCATCAACAAGGCGTTCTATCTGAAGCAGTGGAAGCCCGGCCAGGAGCCGGAGGCCCCGGACTGCATGTCGTCCGACGGCATCCGTCCGTCCCCCGAGTCGGGGGCGAAGCAGAGCCAGCTGTGCTCCACGTGCCCGCAGAACGAGTGGGGCAGCAAGATCAACCCCCTCACCGGGAAGAAGATCAAAGCGTGCGCCGACGGGAAGCGTATCGCGGTGCTCCCGCCGGCCAAGCTCGACGGTGACATGTTCCAACTCACCGTGCCGCCGGCGTCTATCGGCGACTACGGCGCGTTCCTCAAGCAGTTGAACCAGATTGACCCGCCGGTGGGGTACAACGACATCGTCGTCCGTATCGCGTTCGACACCGAGGTGTCGTTCCCGAAGCTGACGTTCACCCCGCAGCGGTACCTCACTGACGCGGAAGCCGAGAAGGTCCAGGCCCGCTTCGAGTCCGCCGAGTCGCGAATGGTGTGTAGTATCGAGGGCGCCGCTGCTCCTGCCGCTGCTCCTGCCGCTGCTCCTGCAGCTGCTCCTGCTCCGGCTCCTGCTCCGGCTCCTGCTCCAGCTCCTGCTCCAGCTCCTGCTCCAGCTCCTGCCGCTGCTCCTGCCGCTGCTCCTGCGGCCCGCCGCAAGCGCGCGCAACCGGCAGCGCAGGCGGATGACTCCGGGTTCGGCGACGCCGCCCCTGCCGCCCCCGTGGCCACGGTAATCGACCACGCTACGCAACAGGCGGCGGAGACTGTGGTCGAGGACGGCAGCGACATCGACGACATTTTCGGCGGCGGCTGGGACGCGTAACAAGGCGGGGGGGTTGGTAGCTACCAAACCCCCTCTACACGGAGAAACCTATGTTGAACGACGAAGAACTTACCGAGTTCCTTAACGTGCTGACCGAGTTCATGAGCGCCACGGGGTTGTCAATGTCCGCCACCGCGGGGGTGTTCGGCGTTAACTCCGCGTCGCTGTCCCGGTGGTACGGCCCGCGCCACGCGGGGGTGTCCAGGTGGGTGGCGAACTCCATCACATGGAAGCTGGACAAGCTGAACGCTGCCAACGCGCGCGGCGGGATTTACGCAGGGTTAACGGGGAAGAAGAAAAAGGAGAAGCTGGCTACGCTGCAGCGGGTGCTTCAAGGTACGCCCTCTTCCGAATAGAATGGCCCTTTAGGCAGGAGGACGTATGGATGGCCTTGCTTTTCTGAACGTGGTGTGGCCGGATACCGGCCCGTACCTAATATCAATCCCAGTCTCCTGGGTAGTTACCTCCCCCACCGGGGAGAAAATACAAAAGCACGGGCACAAGCAGTACGCGTTCGACACCGCCGAGGCGGCGTACGCCGGTGCGATACACGCATCTGAGCACGATGGGGAGGACGTCTACTTCGCCCTCGGCGCACTCAAGGCCCTTGTCCGCGACGACCGCGGGCGGCTAATAGGACCGAGGAAGCGGGCCAACATCCGGGCGCTGCGGTCTTTCTGGCTCGACATAGACGTAAAGCCGGGGGTGCCAACGGCGTACGACTCCCAGGGCGCTGCGTTGATGGACCTGAAACGGTTCGTTCGTGGGGCTGGCTTGCCGGCGCCGGTTGTTGTTTCGAGCGGGGTTGGGCTGCACGTTTACTGGCCGCTGACCGAGGAGGTCAGCGGTGACAAGTGGGACCACTACGCCGAGCTGTTCAAGCAGATAGTCGCCGTAGCCGGGTTGCGTGCAGACCCATCAAGGACCGCTGACAGGGCCAGCATACTCAGGGTACCAGGAACCATGAACCGCAAGCCAGGGCGCCAGGAAACGCCCGTCGTGGTCAAGTTCAACGGGGGCGTCACAGACACCGACGAGTTCCTGAAGCGGATAGCCTTCGTTGCGGGCACAAAGAACCTGTCCGTGGTGCCGCCGAGGACGAAGTCGGCGATCAACGTATCATCCGCGGTGGCGTTGAACTCCGCCGCTGCCAACACGTTCTCCCCGACCGACCCCGGCAAGGTAGTGAAGCGGTGCCCGCATTTGACGTGGCAGTTCCGCAACCCAACCGAGGTACCGCAGCCCCTGTGGTATGCAGCCATCGGCGTCCTCCGCCACTGCGTTAACGGTGATGCTGCGTGCCACAAACTGTCTGCGCGTGACCCCGACCGGTACGACCCCGGCGCGGTCGATGCGAAGATAGCCCAGCTAGAAGCGGGCGGGTACGGGCCGACGACGTGCGCCAAGTTCGAAGCGGAGGGCAGCGAGCAGTGCGGGGGGTGCCAGTGGCGGGGGAAGATCGGTAGCCCTATAACCGCCGCGACTATGGCCGAGCCGGCGCCGGCGCCGAAGATGACCGCGCTCGTTCGGGGGGAGGCAGTGGAGCTAGACCTCCCCGCCCCTCCGTACCCGTACAAACGCGTCATTGACGACGGCGCGGACCACGCCAAGATAGTCATAGAGCTCGTCGAGGACCGCGAGGGGGGAGAGCACGTAACGGAGGAGGTCGTGTATGACTACGACCTGTACCCGCACACCTTGTTCTTCGACGAGGCCACCGGGGGGTACGTGGCCAAGGTCATGCACTGGCTCCCACAAGAGGGGTGGCGGGACATGACGTTGCCGTTCGGTGACGCCTACGACGGCAGGAAGCTGTCGTCAATGTTCGGGCACATCGGGGTGATGGTGGTAGGCAGGAAACGAATGGAGTACTTGGAGGGATACATGCGAGGATACATAGCGGAGCTGCAACGAAGGGCGGCGGCACAGGTGATCTACTCCCAGTTGGGGTGGAAGGACGACGGGGTATTCGTGACCCCGGGGATGGTTGTTGGCGCGGACTACGTCGCCCCATGCACGGTCAGCCAGAACGTCAACCACGCGTGCAACAACTGGGTGCAACCCAGGGGGGATTTGGAAACGTGGAAGGACATCGCCGCGGCGTACGAGCCCCCAGAGTGCGTGTCCCTACAGTTCACCGCGGCTACCGGTTTTGCGTCCATCCTCATGGCGCTGACCAACTACCGTGGGGCGATCGTGGCGGCGGTCGGGGAGAAGGGGTGCGGGAAAACCACCGCCTCCTGGTTGGCGAACTCGGTGTTCAACCACAAGAACATGGGCGACATAACGGACAGGGACACAGGCAACGCGTTGTACGCGAAGCTCGGCGCCCTCAAGAACCTGCTCGGTACGTACGACGAGTCGACCCGCCTCGACGGCAACACGCTGTCCTCCTTGGCGTACGCGATCAACCAAGGCCAAGGCAAGAATCGGCTCGACCGCAATGCCCAATTCAAGGAGAACATAGGCAACTGGGCGTTGATGCTGCTCATGACGACCAACCGCAGCCCGCAAGCGATCCTCGGGGCGTTCTCTGACGACTCCTCTGCGGAGGCCGCCCGGATTTTTCAATACACGGTGCCCCCACGTACGCTGACGAAGGCGTTCGCCGACGCCTGCTTCGACAGACTCAACGACAACTTCGGGCTCGCCGGCCCCATGTTCGTGCAGGAGGTCCTCCGCATGAAGGACGTCGTGAAGGACCGGCTGAAGTACTGGATCAAGGAGATAGACAAACGAGCGAACGTATCCAGCGGGGAGCGGTTCTGGTCAGCGGTGCCCGCGTGCGTGCTCACAGCAGTCGAGGCGTGCAACTCGATAGGGCTGCTCAACTACGACGTCGGCGGGCTCGCAGACTTCAGCGTCCGGTCGATCCTGATCATGAGGACCAACGTATCGGAGAACGTGGGCACCCCAGTCGGGACCTTGTCGGACTACTTCAACACCAACCTGCGCAACACGTTAATCGTTGGGGCTATCCCCGGCGGTACAGGAAGCGTCATACGGCACCCCCCAACAGGGGAGCTGAGAATCCGGGTAGACGACGGGCTCGGGAGGGCGTTCATCGACCGCACGCACATCCACCGGTTCTGTACCGAGCGCGGCGTGGACTTTCCCGCACTGCGGGAGGAGTTGCTGGCATCCAAGGTGCTGGTGGACAACGACCGAAAGGTCATGCTCGGCAAGGGGACCGCGATCAAGACCGCGCAGACCCGCTGCTGGGAGGTCGACCTCCTGCACGCGGACCTCACGGGGGTAGCTGGGTTCGTCAAAGACGCCGCCAGTGGGACGAACGTGATCCCGATCCCCGGCGCCCGCCCGGTGAAGAAGTGACACTACAACTAGACGCACCGCGTCTAGTTGATTGGCGGGTTAGCCGGCGCCCGATGAATGCCCGGCACCACAAAGGAACCAAGATGGAAGACAAAGCGATCGAGAAAGAGATGCAAGACAAGGGACTGACCGCGCCGCGCCTGACGCCGCAAGACATTGAAAGGGCTGTTGCTGGCGAGGAGTACGCCGTGTTTTCTGGGCGCCTTACCGTGTGCGTCCTGACGCTGCAAAACGGCTTCCTGGTAACGGGCGAATCCTCCTGCGTCAGCATCGAGAATTTTGACACCGAACTGGGGCGCAAGATTGCCCGCGACAACGCCAAGGGAAAGGTGTGGGAACTGGAAGGTTACGCGCTGCGGCAGCGCCTCGCAACCTGATTTGGTGGCCGGCATGACGGCGAACGCCAAACCCTACGGCTGCAAAGACCGGGCCTGGAAGCCCGGGTACTGGGTCAAGGAGCGCGAGTACAGCAGCGACGGGCGGTTCACCCTGGTCGACTCGTTCGTCAAGCACACCATGACTACAGCTTGCAGGTACGACCTCAGCCTATCCGATCCAAGGTGTGAGGGGTGCAGGGACCGAGGATCGGGAGAGGAGTTCTATGGGAAAGACACCAGCAGCGGTACGAAGTAACTGAACAAGGGCGTCCCAGGCGCGGCTGGAATAAGGAAATGCTCCAGCGGGAAAACGCGCAGACTAGGGGCGCCCCCTACTCCCCGATGAATTGGTGGCTCTCGCCGTAGTTGTAGTTCCAGTGCCCCGCAGTCTGCCCCTGCAGCCCAAGCGACGCCTGCCCGTTGAGCCCCGTCTGTACGTGGAACCCTGCCAGGGCGGACGCTGCCAACTGCGCTGAAATCTGCGCCGCCCCCTTCGTCGCCTCGATCCGCAGCTCCGCCTTCTTCAGCGACGTGCCGTACACGACCTCCCACTTCTTGATCGCCGCCTCGAACTCCGCCAACGACTGCTGGATGTTGGCCTTGTACGCCTCCACCTGCGCGCTGTACGCGGCGGTCCCCGTCTGGGCCTGGGCTACCTGCACGTCGAGGATGTTGCGCATCACCTGGGCTTCCAGCTTGGCGCCGTCCACCCGCGCGGCGTTGTTCTTGACGACCATGTCGACGTTGGCGAGGTACCCCTTGATGTTGGCGTCCTCGACGGCTACCGCGGCGTCAGTCTGCGTCTTGTAGACGTCGACCTGCGCCTTCACCCCGTCAACCTGCGTAGCGTACGCCCGCATCTGCGCCTCGTAGATGGTGACCGGGGTTATGGCCGCCCGTACCTGCGACTCGTACACGTCATACCCGGCCTTCACTGCCCCCACTTGGGACACGAACGCTTCAACCTGGGACCGGAACACGTCAAGGCGTTTGGCTTTGGTTTCGAGCTCGGTCTGCGTGGCGGACACCTGGGCCTTGAACACGTCGACCGCGGCGAGCACCCCGCGCACCTGGGCCTCGTACCCCTGCATCTGCGCCACCTCGGAGTCGACGACGACCTTCTGCCCCTCAACCTGGGACTTGTAGATGTCGACCTTCGCCAACTCTCCTTCCAGCCGTGCCTTGTAGATGTCGACGAGGGCTTGGTACCCGCCCTGCTTCGCATTGAACACCGCCACTGACGCGTTGTACATGTCCACCATCTGGCCGCCAGCAGCGGAGTAGACTTCGAGCATCAGCTTCTTCCGCTCAAGCTCCTTGTCGATCTTCTTCTTGGCTAGCTCCACGCCTGCGGACAGGTTCGCCTTGTACGCCTCGACCTCCATCTGCATGCGCTGCGCCGCTACGTCCCGCCCCGCTACGCGCACCTTCGCTGCGGCGTCCTGGCGGATAGCGTCCACCCGTCTGCCGACGGTGCCGGCGGGAGCGGTGAACCCCCGAGTAGAGAACTCGTCCCACACCGCGTCAACGTCCCGGTCAGCCTGCGCGTTGAGTAGGTCCGCTTGCCTCGCGGCCTCCTGTACGGACACGTCGACAAGTACTGCCGGCGTCCCACCCATAACCAGCGCCGCCAGCTCGTCCAACATCGTGCTGTCGAACGTGATGTCCCCCACTTGGGCGGAGATGTCGCTCGGTGCGTACTGCGCGGGCTCGTCCCACTCCGGTAGCGAGGCGTCGAACGTAGGTAGCGCGATCGTCGGCAGCGACGGCAGCGTTATCCCGTGCACCGTCGGCGCAGAGGGCAGGGCCACCGTCGGCGCGGAGGGGATAACCACGTCGAAGTCGATCGTCGGTTCCGAGGGCGGGGCGGGCATAGCGCCAGAGGGCGGGGCCGGGATCACTACGACGGGGGTACCCTCCGGAGCGGTTGGCATGGTGACCGTTGGCACCGACAGCGAGGCGAGCCCAGACACGTAGCTCGGCAAAGAGGGCAGCAGGGGGATGCTCACCGCCCCAGTGCTGGGTATCGTCGGTGGGGTGTACGCAGCAAGGCTTGCTACCCCACTCGCCGTCGGCTCCGCCGGGTACTGCGGGTCCGCGAGGGAGTCCACGATAGCCTCGATGGCCTCCTGCGCAGAAGCGACCAAGTCGTCCCCGCGGGTGTACATGGTCCCCGTCTGCGCTAGGATGTTGTTCTGCACCCCCTGCACCTGGGACAGCACCGCGTTGTACAGCCCAGTGGGTATCTCGTGTAGGTTCTCGATCTTCATCGTCATGGCTAAACTCTCCTGCTCGTAACCAACGGCTCAAGCCGCACATCTTTGATCGTGGCCATCCCCTGCAACGTGTTGCCGAGGGTTACGCCCCAGTACCGGGCAAGCGGACCTCGCCCGATTTTAACTCGTGACGGTATAGGGCTCGCTGCCACGAAGGCGGGCCTTCCGTACAGCACCCGCATCCTGCCGGCGCCGTTCCCCTGCACCATGCCCACTACCAAAGGCTTCGTCGCTGCGTAGGACAGGTACACGAACCGCATCCGCTTCAACTCCGCGGCACCGAAGTCGTACATCCCCGACTCCAACCCCGCCACTGCAGCGACGCTACTCGACTGCGTATACATCCCGTCGAGGGCCAACCCGTACACAACCCCGCCGGCCTCATGCACCTCTGTAACCTGCAGCCCCTCCCACCGGGATACCGCCATAGTCCTGGCGTTGAACACCCACGCCCCACCGTCAGGGTAGGACAGCAACGCCTCGTCGTACCCGTACCCGACGTTGTCGTAGTTGATTGACACGTTATTGGTTGGCAGCGGGGCTTCCGTCCCAGTCCCGAACTCAAGGACCGAGTACGTCGGAGAGGCGCCGTCAAACACTGCGCTGACCCCCTCGCCTACATCCAGCAGGGCCTCGACGACGCGCGCGGTGTCGGTCAGTACCTCCGCCGCGGACCCCGCCTCGTACACCACAACCGAGCTACGGGGGGTTATCCGATCTGCCCCCCTGCCAGACTCGTACAACGTGGCCCCGGCGTGCAGCACCCCCGTCGGCGCGTCCGCCCCGGTGCCGGCCTCCAGCACCTGTACGAACACCACCGCGTACAGGGCGTCCGTGCAGCTCGCCGAACTCTCGACGAGCTCCCCCGGAGAGGAGAACCCGCTCCCCGCTCCGGTGCCGGCCTCCTGTACAGTCACCCCTGTGGTTACTACGTAGCTCGGGGAGTCTACCCCGGCGCCGACCTCCTTGACGTACGAGTAGTTGCTCCCGATCAACGTGTCGAACGCGGACGCGGCCTCCCCGATGGGTGACCCAGGGGCAACGGAGAACCCGAACACGTCGCTGCTGCCGGTCCCCGCCTCGTCGACCACGTTGTTGCGGTTCGTCGCCGTCCAGTACACGTACCCGACAGACTGCAAGTCGACAGTGACGGTGGTGACCTGCCCGAGCTCCCCGGCGGGGGTAGTCGCTCGCAGCTGCACCGAGGTGCCGTTCTGCACGACCCCGCTCGTCACCCACCCGCCGCCAGCGATGGACATTTCCCCGGTAGCGCCGACGATCTGCACCGTCTTCGTCCCGACGGTAAGTCCGGATACTACGGCGACATTCGACAGGAGTAGCGTGCTCGGCAGCGCGTCCAATACTGGGGTGAATACAAGACCCATCATGTTTCTCCTATGAACGTCACTTGTCGGTGAGGGCTTACCCGCTCGAAGTCGCTCAGAACGTCCGCCCGAACGCCGGTGTACGCCATACTACCATTCAGGTGGATGTGCATCTTGGATGCTTCGCTGCCTATTACCGACCGGGTGCACCAGAAGTGCGCGATTTTAAACCCGCTGTCGGAGGGTATCTTGTCCTCCCACAGGGTGCTCGACCCAGCCACGCCCTTCATCTTGTGTGGGTACACTCCACCAGTGGTCGAGCACAGCGTGACTATGTCGTACTCGTCGACGTTCACCTCGGTCGTCCCGTTGTCGTACATGTTCGTCGGGGCTGTGTGCGTTCCAGATGCGATGTTCAGTACCGTCTGCGCCGGTTGAAGCGGCTCCTTGGTGTAGTTGTTGTCTGCGCTGAAGAACCCGCCGCGGGCCAGCCGCTTAACCGTGTCGTCACGCAGCTCCCACCACAACCAGTTCCCGCCGGGCAACGCCCTGGTGTCCGTGTCGTACCCGTAGAACCCCGGTATCCAGGATGGGTAGGTGTAGTACAACCACTGCATTACCATCGCTGCGTACTGGTAATCCACGTCCCGTTTCGTACCGACGGCGTGTCGCTCGCACAGGAACGCCGCCTCCCTGTCCGTTAGCGGCACCGCGCAAGAGTAGCTGTACTGCTGGCCGGTTAGCTGCGTGCCATAGACGTGTACGTGGAAGCAGTGACGCTTGGCGGTCCACGGGCTTCCCTTCCTGGACAAGTAGCTCGGGTCAAAACTGCTGTTCCACTCCGTGTCCTCGTCGTAGCTCGCCTCGTACCCAAAGTGGCCCGGGGAGTACGGCTCGGAGTACTCAATCCCCATGTACGGGGACTCCCACGTCTTCCGCCCCTGCGACTGCAGGTTCGTGTTTGACGTGTAAGCGGTCTTCCGCTGGTCTACCTTGTTGGAGTAGAACCCTTTTGGCAAGTTGGTCGGCCTCGACCACTCCCCCCACGTGAACCCCCCAAGCATCATGCAGAACGGGAGGTCTTCTCGGTCATCCCACGAGTCTCCCTCAGTCCCGGCGGTATTCATCGGGTTGTAGAACCTCACCCACACCAACTCCTCTTCGTCGTAGAACACGTGCACCACCGTATCACTTACCGGGTACGTAGTGACGGCCTTCAGGTACACGGGTGGCGGCGGCCCAACCGCTGGCCACCCGCGGGGCACCATATCGAAGCTGACCACCCCGGGTATCCCCGTGTCCGAGTCAACCGCTGGAACCTTGAACGGCTTGTTGGACTGCGACGTGTCTACCGCGTTGCCCTTGCCTACCATGCGCACGATCCCAGTCATGTCCTCGATAGACGCATCGTACCCGCCGTGCTGGTGGTCGTAGTCGTACCGGTTCGCCGCGCGCGGCCCGGCGTCCCCGCCACCAATCTCTATCGACTAGTGCTCGAACACCGG